AAGCTCCCTTAGTCCTATTACATCATTAGATTCGGGAATTGCTTCTATTTGAACTTCAGTTCCATTGAATGAAGTGAAAATTACTGGATTTAATAATATTTCTTCTCTTTCGTAATTTACAGTTCCTACATTATTTAAAACAACTACTGGCTTTGAGTCTACAAGTTTGAAGAAAAATATCACACCTTTCTCTTGAGTGATGGGACTATCACTCAAATATAAAATGTCTTCAAAATCTCTAATTTTAAACCCAGTTGATTTTATATTGTAACCTCTACCATCGGAGATACTGCTCTTTTTAGTATGAAATTTATTACCAAAGCAAATCTCATAAGTTGCATTTTTATTTACTATAGGAAATAAATTTCTACGAATTTTAACTGTTGTAATATTAGAAGTTATTGCATTACTTGTCTTGTCAATTAAAGAGACTAGTTTACTATATCTAAATCGTCCACCATAAACATTTAAGTCTGATGATTTTGCATAATTATTAATAGTTTGAACTACGCTACTTCTTAATGTATCTAAGTCATTTACTCTACTTTTATTATAATAGACGCTTGCGTTAACTTCAATGTAAAGATATTTTAAATCTACTAATTCTGGCTTAATGCCAGCTATTGAATAGTTTTTAAGTTCTTTTAGAATTCTTTCTTTAGAACTTTTTGATATGAATGAACCATTTTTTGGTTTTATTGAAATATAAACTTTTCCATATTGTGGAGTTGGTAGTTCTTCTCCTCCATACGCACTAACAGATTCAACATTTGGAAAAATAAAAGGTATTAAACTCTTATAATCATTTGCAGTTACTGCACGATATTGAGAAGAATATACACGAGGTGCAAGATATTTTATATTATCTACACTTTCTATTTCATCTCCATTCTCTGCAGATTGTATTGTTGTAATTAATGAAATAGATGATGTAACTACTTCTCCATTATTATCCCTTAAAATACCAGAGAATGAAAAGGACTGAGCACCATTAGCTGCGGAACCATTTGAAACAATATAACTTGCTAACAATGTAGAACCGTTTGAAGGTCTTTTACCTAGAACTCCATCTCCAAATATAATTTGATACTTCTCATCTGTAATCTCTTGAAGAAGATACATACGAGTATTTGAATCTACATTAAAGATATTTGTAATCTGTTGATAATCTTCTATAACATTGGATAAGACTTTCACTCTTACTGTGGATGTATCAATTCCAGGATTTTGTAATATAAACTTTTGATTAAATTGATTATAATTTACTCCAAATGTCTTAGTTAGATAAGTCCCTTCGAATATTTCAATGTTCTCAAATGTTGCGATTTGAGAACCGTCTATGGGAACTGTAATATCATCTGGTATAGAGAATGAGTAACTTCCTCCTCTTACTGAACCTAGAGCTACTATACCGGATTTTAAAGTTAATGTGCTCAGTCTTTTATTTGGATCAATTGTAGATGTATCTACAGTAAAGTTAATGATAGCTCTTGCAGCTCTTCTAGAGCGAGGAACGTATCCAATATTACGAGCAAGTGCTACTACATTTTCTCTCAATGTTGCACTGTCTATAAAGCTCTCATTGACTGCCATATTTGTATTAAAGGCAGTAACATAAGAATTATATGCTAATATATCAATGAGCATTGAAAAATTAGAGCCTTCAAAATCAAAATCAATGAAATCACTGTTTGCTCTTAAGTAATCTTTAATTTGAGACCTTAGTGAGTTAAAGTCAAGATTTGTAAACTGATTGAAGGCCATTAGTTACGAGTGGGTTGAAGTAGAAATTCTACATTTTGAGTAGGAAATGGAAGACCTATAATATCATATGCTATTGTAACATTAAGAGTATAACTATCTTGATCTGACAGTATATTTACATTTTTTACGAGAACTCTTGGCTCAAAGTTTTCTAAAAGAGTTGTAATCTCTTCTCCTAATGATTCTGAAATTTCTTCATCAAAAAGTTCAAATATGTTTTTATTGATAGAAGTTCCAATCAAATCATTGAAAAATCTTTCTCCAATTTGAGTTCTTACTAAATTTGTCACAGATTTTTTGATGGCATCTTCATTTCTTATTGCTAAAATATCGTTCGTGATTGGGTTTCTCACGAACGATAAACTCACATCTTTAAATGCTCTTGAAATTTGAAGTGCCACTTCTAAAGATTATACTCTTATTATTTATTTCATCATTCTTGCAGAATTTTTTGATGATTTTGAATTTTATAAGTTGGCTCAACTCCATATGTGAGATCATCCTGCTCAGAGGTCTCAAAAAGGTCCTGCACATCATTTTTTTGATTATTTGCAGGGTCATACATTACCTCTTGAATGACCTTCTTTGGCAATTGAATATAATCAGTTACCAAAGATGTAGTTCCCCAGTTCTCTTTCATATAATTTACATCTCTATCTACAAGTGAATTTGCCATAGTTTTAATCTCCTTTAAAAATTATAGAGGAGAAACTTTTAAAGAGGTTTCTAAATCTCTCAAAACTATCTATATAATTCTCTTAATTGATAATCATCTGAATTTAAATATTGAAGTAGTTGAATAATAATAATTTTTGGATTTCCATCACCACAAGTGTATGCATCTGCAGTCAATGAACCATATTCTGGAAAAGTATGTATGGAAACGTGACTTTCGGCAAGTGCAAAAAGCAAAGTAACTCCTTGAGGAGTGAACTGATGAGTGAAAGTATTTAATAATGTCATATTTGCTCTTTGAATACCCGTTTGAATCACATTCATGAGCGGATTTATTTCATTTAGAAGCTGAAATTGAACATTATAGACCTCTAAAATGAGGTGTTTACCCATTGAATACTTTTCCAATTCTCATAAACCTCTTTTTAATGTTTAACTTATTATTTATTTGACCCAAAAGCCAAGTCTTTCATCATCTTTTGACTCGATATAAGTCATATTTTGATATTTTTTTGAAGTTTCATTTTCCCACACTGGAATTGCAACTGAATTATTGTATTGAAAGTCTGGATTTTGTCGAAAATGAACCTCAATAAGCTTTTTGTCGATAAATTCACAGTTAATCCATTCATAATTTCCAGTCAAATTGTTTAAAATTTCAGGAAAGGGTATATTTTTAGTAATTTTTGACCAACAATTCCACCTTGAAAGAGAATTTTTAGGATTTCGATGACCTTTTACTGTTAAAATTGGCTTTTGATGATGATAATCTACACTTAAGTGCTCTCCTTGAAAGACCTCACACCAAAATTCACCTGGATGTAGATGTTCTGTGGAGGACTCAAGAGTGATAATTCTTGAATTGCGCCCCATACCCATAAAATTTACAGAAGGGCGAACAATATAAAGCCCTGGAGAAGGTACTTTCATTCCCGCAGGGCCACATTTATATCCTAATTTTGCTGAAAGTTGAAGTTTATTATAAACCCAAAGATCATTTGGGTGAATTTGAGTAAATTCTTCTTCAATTTCCATTTTTTTGTTTTATTTAGGATTCAATTTCCTCCTTTAAGCGATTTAAAAGCTGAAGGCAAAGTTTATATTCTTTTCCTTCATATGCAGATTGATATCTCTGCCAATACCGAACTGCTTTAAAGAGTATTTTGAGTTCTTCTTTTGAAAAATTCATTTTTATTGGACAATACGACAAGTTCTCCTAAAGCGTAATAGATGTAATAAAGTAAATTTTTTTCTTTTTAATTCATTTTCCTCCTTTAATTTGTCTAATTCTAGTTGGAGAAACTCCATACTTTAATGACAGTTCTTTTGGAGTTAGATTTGAAATTTTAATATTCTCTAAATCTTCAATTTTTATTTTTCTGTAATAATTTTTTCTATCTTTGTTTATACAATCCCACATATTGTCTCTTTGAGTTCCCAAAAATAAATGATGAGGATTAAAACATTTAGGATTATCACATTTATGTAAAACTAATAGGCCATCAGGAATTGGTTCAGCATTAAATGCTTCCCAAGCTAACCTATGAACCATCATTCTAGTTTTATCATCTTTTCTAATTCTTTTATGTCCTCCAGGTCCAGTATCTCTTCCAAGATACTCCCAACATTCTTCATCTAAATCTCCGGTTGAATTTATTAGAAGTCGTTCGAGAACATTCTTTGGAGAAATTCTACCATTCTTTAATCTACCATAATGTATCGACATAAAAGATTTATTTTCCTTGGCCCCGCATACGCTTTTTAGCCTTATTAGAACTCGTCGCTGCATACTTGGTGTTTCGCCCCCCACCTTGACGAGTATTTTTTGGATTTGATTCTAGCTTAAGTGTTTTCTTGTTTACAGCCATAAAAAAGAGTGCTCCTGAACTCAACAGGAACACTCTATCACGCCATTAAAGACTTGTCAAATCATATATAGCGGATCTTTTCATGACCTACACGACATACTGGGTCTACCCAAATTTCAAACCCCGCCTCTATTGCATCAAGACAGAATGATACATCTTCACCACACATATCTTGAATGTTTCCATCTTCAAATGCCTGCATCTTTGGAGCAAACCAAGGATACTTCATCTCTTCGTGTTCAAACACTCCATTCTTAATTAATACCCATCCAAATCCTGTATAATCGACTGTAAACGGCTTTTTCCTTTTTGGAAGCGTCTCAATGGTTTCATGATTCATAATTCCACCATTGTTCTTAAACTCTTCTCCTGATAGCCAATGAGCACAAGATGAAGTTCTCCCATCTTCTGTAAGATACCATCCACAAGCAATATCTTTATCCATTACAACTAAACGATAGAATGCTTCTGTATTGAAAACAATGTCTGAATCAATCCATAGTTGATAATCATATTGAAGTCGTCCATCCCAAGGTTTTTGGTCTGGTCCTCGAAGAACATTTGCACCAAGGCATTTGCAACGTGCAAAGTTTACCATTGATGAATAGTCTTGAGAAATTTGTATTGCAGCTCCGTTCTGAACTAAATCAAAACAAAGCTGAACGAAATTCTTCAAAAAAGTATAAGAAACATTTCGACCAGGTAGACAGAAGACAATCGTCTTACCTCGAATCATCTCTTTTGCTTCTTGAATAAAGTTTTCATTTTCATTTGCTTCCTTCTCAGGAAGCTTTGCTTTTACTGTGAAACCACGAGCCATTTTCAATTCTCCAATAAGTGTGTTTTATTTCAAATCAATTATAACATTGACTGTCAATATTATCTATTCGTCTTCTTCGAGCTTATATAATAAATCTTTGAGTTCTTCTTTGAGTGTGGGCGAGTATAGTAGTTCTTGGTCATTCTCTAAGCGATGTTCAATGGTCTCGATGAGAAGGTCTTTTTCGTAATCTTTGAATTCCATACAAGTTATCTTTTATACAAATCAAAAGGTATATAGAAACCTTTTTTTCGCCCCGGAAAAATTTTTGGGAGATTTTTATATATGAAGGTGTTTAGCAACAGCCTTTTCGAAATAGTGGGACTCCTAAAATTATATACGGGGCCTTTAGGGGGCTTAGGGGCCTTTTATACGGGGCAACGGTTTCTATAAACAATAAAAAACAACATAAAATAACTGCCAAATACCAATAACAATAAAATACACGAAGATATAATTATATCGAAGGACTGCCCCCCTATTCACTACACCCAGCCCCCTAATATACCCTTATGTGTACCCTTACTGGTATAAAATATACACAACCCCCCGGGGTACCCCTAAAACTGCAATTCACGAAAATATAACTATTGTCAGGACTGCCAGATAATCACACGAACTGCCTACACAATTCTTTATAGTCTGGCACGAAGTATAGGGCTCTGCCTACACGAAGTTGGAGACTTATGCCAGAAGATGTAAGAAACTGGCATAAAATATAGCATACCCCCTGGGGTACCCCTTTTTTTCACGAAGTTGAAATCATAAGACTTCATTATATCACACGAAGTGCTTATGATATAATATACTCCTACACGAAGTGATTGTCAAGAGTTTATTATATCATACGAAGTTCATCACTCATCATTATACTATAAACGAAGTGATTATTAAGTATAAACTCTTCACACGAAGTTGTCAAGATAATAAAAAACCCTAGACGAAGTAAATCGCCTAGGGCTCTTTATATTTAATACACGAAGAGAAGATAACTCTCACTCGCATCATTATCACGAAGTAGAGATTGTGGAGGAGATGCTACCATAATGTCCTCGAAATCATAATAATCATCAGAGTCATTCACATTCTCTTCAAATACCCGACGAACTTGAAGATTACCATACTTCTCTTTCACTGCTTGAAGAAGCAGAATGTAATCATCAACAGTTTGAGGAGTTTTCATAATGAAGTAAGAAAAGAGGAACGAAGTAAATCAGGCAAGTATCATACTTGCCTGATTGTTTAGAACTCAAAATTGAATGTCTTCGTCTTCGGTCTCAGTTTGAACTTCATTTTGAGTTTCTGCAGTAATCACTTCCAGGATTTGCAGAAGTTGGTCACCAGTCTTACCCTGACGCAGCATACCGATAAGAACGTTACGGTCCATCATAATAAAGAAAGAAAAGGAAAGTGGAATTGAAGGAGTCTATTAGAGGCCGCTGCCGTTGCCATTAGTTATTTAATCAACCAGACAAACTTTTACGCTATCGGTAATCCCATTTTTATCCTTAATTTCTTGAATATAAACAATTCCCATTTCAATGAGAGGGCGAATGGCTTTCATTCGTTGTTGATAATTAAGGACTTCCTCTCCATTCTCCAGAGTATTCAGAATCTCTTTCTGGGCTTTAGTGAAAGTCATAAAGAAAAGAAATAAAGAACTAAAGATACTTTCTATACCGCGCCTCATCACTCCCACATTATAGCGCCTTCTAGGCCCCTCTGCGAGGTATAGTGGACGGTTCTACAAGTGGCACACCCGCTATAGTTTATTCCGCAATGCTCCAGGCTTGAATGCCAGCTTCTACAATTTGCTCATCAGTCCAATCGCTATACTCATCACTATTGAGAATAAACTCAACTTCTTCTACAGCTTCATCGCGACAATCTACAGTCTCTGCATTTTCAGCCCAAGCATCAATTTGAGCCATAATCACATCAAAACGAGACATTGAAATAAAGAATAAAGAACTTGATGTAGAAGTGTTGGACCTCTTCCACCCCACTACAATAGCACCTTTTGGGCTCAGTGGGAGGTGTAGTGTGCCAGTTCCACAAGTGGCACAATAGGGATAGATTATACTTGACTTATTGAGAGTGGTGTGTTATAATTATAGGAAATCCTGGATGACGATAAGAAACATATAAGAAATACATTAAATGACCATAAGAATAAGGTTTAAATAAGTCCTAAAGAATACACAAATAAGTCCTAATTTCCACAAAAGTTAAGCACTTCTTAAACCATTTATTTATACATTTTCAAATCATAATGAATGATACTCGGTTTTCAATTTAAACAACTTATACTCAAGTTCCTGTATTTCATTATAGAGATTTTCTTTATTTAATTCATTATCAACTCTCTCTACAATTTCCTTTACATCCTTCTTCAAGAGATACAAAACATCATCTACCTTATCATCATTATCATACAGTTCTTTCCTAAGAATTCTATAAACATTTTCAAGAACTTCTCGATAAAGTGTCATTGATTAAACTCCTGAATTGATTTTAGATTTTAATTTCTACCCAATAGCAATCATCTTCTTGAGTAGAAGATACAAGTTCCTTTTGAAGGAGTGAACTTAATACTCCAGCACATACTCTTGAATTATTAAATGGATCTAATTCATGAAGCCATCCACATCCAGGTTCATCCATTCCTTGTTGAATAGATTCAAGAAGTAGTTGTTCCTTTTCAGTTAAACTTGTCATTCATTCACCTCCATCAGTTCTTTCTGCACATAATCATAAGGAGGAACATCCTCATTCAATCCAGTATCATTCTTTTGATACTTCAGGTCATTTACATATTCATCTGCCTTTTCTTCATTCAAGAATAACTGAGTAGAAGCAAACCTATCTCCTTCATAATCCCATCCACCACAGACAACATAAACTTTCATTTCTTTAATACTCCTGAATAATCTTTACATCTTGATGTTTATCTTGTCGAAGTCGAGATGCTACATACGTTCTCACTTCCTCAAGATTGAATGAAATTGGATTTGCTTTTGTGTAGATAGTGTTCTTGCAATCTCTCCAGAAAAAGAATAAAAACTTCTCTTGTGCTTGATAGATTGTATTCTCAAGAAATTGCCCGACTTCAACAATTCGATACTTTCTCATTTGGCTCTACTAAGAATTGCAACGAGAGAAGGAACATAATACTTATCAAGTGCCAATATAAGTTCACTTTCAATATCGTTTGGCGACCCTAGCCATACCTTTACAATATTATCTTGATATTCAATTTCCAAACCATTGAATTTTTCCTTTTGTTTTTTCATTCTTTCAAATACCAGAAGGATAAGATACTACAGTCCAAGGAAGTGTGCTTAGTTCTTCATCAGTAAATTGTTCTCCATCATCATACCTTGCTTCATTCTTGTAAAGATAAAACTGCTTGAAACTTACAACAGTTCCTCTCAAGTCTCCATCCTCATCTACCTGATAAACCAATACATCACAATATTTGTTTCGGTCCCAGGTGAGGATTTTGCATTTACGAATTGGTGCGACTTTGTTATCCTCATCACCATAAGTAGGAATAGGATAGTCAGTAAAGGCTTCAAACATCATTGAAAAGAATGAAGTTTAATGAATTGATAAGCTCCAGGTTCAATCTCATCAGCTCGATATACATTCACATTCTCATCACACATTATGCTCCAAAGTCTTGCATCTTTCATTGCATTCTCTTCATTTTGATGCCATTGTGCATCCATCAGTTCCCAAGAAACAGGACAACAAATAAACATAAAGAGAATAAAGAATTGAATGTGAGAGGCGCCAGAGCCCTTCCACCCCTTAATCCTACCACACTTTGGGGCCTGTGCTCGTTGAGTGTGCCACTAGAAGAAGTGGCACACCTCCTATTCCTTATACTCCACACAGAGCACGTTGAGCACTACCATTCGCTTGACGACGAAGAGATACATTTCCTCCGCAATCTGCACCAGCAAATGCACCAGCTCCACTTGCACCAGTCACCTTACGGGTCTTCAGTGCAAGTTTTGCAGTATTCTTTCTCACTGCTTCTGCATCCTCGTGACAGCGACCTTCTTCAATCTTCATCTCTTTCAATCGCAGCGCAACTTTATCTGCAAAAGCTTTCTTAAAGTTAGTCTTGAAACTCCGCGATACACTACCACCAGTCAGTTGTGCAAGAACTTTCTCTCCAGTATAAGCAGTATCAGCCTCTTTCTCCATCACTTGATAGAGATAATCAAAATACAGCTTCACTTGAATCTGTTGTGCTTCACTTCCAATAATTTGCAGAGACTTTACATCAGCAGTCTTGATGTAAGCCTTTGCATCGTAGAAGTTTGCAACTGCATTCAGCAGAATTGCATTTGCATTATTGATACGCTTGAAAGTTGCAAAACTTTCATCAAAGATTTGAGTTTCGGTTGCTTCGCCTACAGAAACATTATATTGCTTGCACAGCTTATCAATCAGTTTTGCGGCAGCAGATGCTTCACCCTCAAAATCAGTGGATTCTTGCAGTTTCAGCATCGACTGAATCTTGGCGATAACTTGCTGACGATTCATTGAAGATAAAGAATAAAGAACTCGTTGTAGAAGTGCCCGAGCCCCTCCACCTCTCTAATCTACCACACTTTGGGCCTCACGCACGTTTAGTGTGCCAGCTCTACAACTGGCACA